GATTGGCAGCTCCGGGGACCGCGCCCGGATTGGCAGCTCCGGGGACTGCGCCCGGATTGGCAGCTCCGGGTACTCCGCCCAGATTGGCAGCTCCGGGTACTCCGCCCGGATTGGCAGCTCCGGGGACTGCGCCCGGATTAACTGCACTGGAAGCGATTCCGTGATTTGCTGCGCCGGAAATGGCTCTGTGGTAAAAGCGCCAATTGGCTGCTGGATTACACTTGCGGAGTGGGAATACGATGGAGCAAAGCGACGATACGTTCCGGCATGTGTGAAAACGGAGTTTGTCGATGGTGAAAAAATCAAAGCGGATACACCGTACATGCTGGAAAGCGGAGAGTTTGTGGAGGTAAAGCCATGAAAGTTCTGATAGCCTGCGAGGAATCGCAAACCGTGTGCAAGGCGTTCCGGGCGCGGGGGCATGATGCCTATTCCTGCGATATCCAGGAACCGTCCGGCGGGCACCCAGAGTGGCATATCCTTGGCGATGCGCTCAAGGCTATCGATGGGGCGCAAGTGACCACCATGGATGGACAGGTACATGATGTGGGTCGGTGGGATTTGCTGATTGCACATCCGCCGTGTACAAATCTGGCCGCGTCCGGCGCCAGGTGGTTCCCGGAGAAGCAGCGGACGTTTGCCCAGCAGAAACGTATCGTATTCTTCATGCGGTTTGCGCTGGCACCCGTTGACAAGATTGCTACGGAAAACCCTGTAGGAATCATGTCGACCGTCTACGTGAGGCCTGACCAGATCGTCCAGCCATGGATGTTCGGGCACCCGGAGCAGAAAGCCACGTGTCTGTGGCTGAAAGGCTTGCCCAAGCTGGTGCCGACCAAAAACGTCCGGGAGGAAATGCTGCAATTGCCACAGCGCCTGCGGGAGAAAAACCACTGGTGCTCGCCTGGGCCTGACCGCGCCAAGATCAGAAGCAAGACGTATCCCGGAATCGCCGCTGCAATGGCGGAACAGTGGGGATAACACAAGACCGGGGCAACCCGGGCGGGAAGGAGATAACGATGGGAGAAATCGAATTGAAGCCATGCCCGTTTTGTGGTGGTAAAGTTAGCCTTGTTCTGTGCGATGACGAAGGAAATCTGCATGATGAGGCATATATAGAACATCCCTATAGTGGGCTTGGCTTTATGCTTCACCACGCTCACGAGGAAAACCCGGAATGCCCGATTGCAAGCTATGAGTGCGATGGCGGGATTTTGGGCGGTGTGTGTATTTACGACACGGAAGAACAAGCTGCTGAAGTTTGGAACCGGAGGGCTGACAATGGCTAAAGCGGTACTTATCAGCATCCGACTAAAGTGGTGCGAGAAGATCGTTGGTGGCGAAAAGACTATCGAGGTCCGCAAGACGCGCCCGAAACTGGAAACACCGTTCAAGTGCTATATTTACGAGACACAAGGAAAGAGCGATAGCCCATGGATTGACGAAGACGGGCACATGATATTCCGTGGGCGCGGGAAGGTTGTCGGGGAGTTCACATGCGACACATGCGACCGGGTTGAAACCATCAAGGCGGCAACAGAACCGTATGGAATCTACGATGTTGATGATGACTTTGTTGCACAGACCGGGCTTGTGAACGGTGCTTTGTGGGACTATGGAAAGGGTGCAACGCTATATGGCTGGCACATTTCCGAGCTGAAAGTCTACGATGCCCCGAAACCGTTGAGCGAGTTTTGGTTTCCAGATGATCTATATTGCGAAAAAGAGCTTTGTGGAGGTTGCCCGTGGGATCAGTCCCCAGATATAAACGGGGAATACGAATTTGACTGCGGGTGGAGGAGGCCGCTGCGCCGCCCACCCCAGAGTTGGTGCTACGTGGAGGAATTGAAATGAGCGATTACATAAGCCGGGAGGCTTTTAAGAAAAAATATCTCTGCTGCGGATATTTGCCAGAAATGTCGGAGGAAGAATTTGGCGACTTCCCTGCCGAAGATGTGGAGCCGGTGCGGCATGGGGAGTGGTTGCGAACTGACGATGATTGGAGCAGTCTTGTAACAATCCAATGCTCTGCCTGCGGCGGAGAATGGTGCTTTGAGGTTGACGAGAATGTGCAGCTGCTGGGGTACAACTACTGCCCGGGGTGTGGATGCAAAATGGATTTGGAGGACGAAGACAATGACGATTGACCGAGCGATTGAAATTCTCGATCCGGAACACCGGGAGCACTATGACGGCATGGACGAGGTGAACGAAGCCTGCCGGATGGGCATGGAGGCGTTGGAGCGGATGAGGTGGATTCCGTGCAGCGAGAGGCCGCCGGAGGAACTTGAGCCTGTAAATGTGGTGTGGGTAAATCACAACCCAGCGCCGTACTACCGGTACACGAAGGACGTTCCGCAAAAAGCGACTGCTGTCTATTACAGGGAGGCTTGGTATTGGTGGTCGTGTGTTTGCGAAGATTTGCTTGCAGAGTACGGCGTGAACGAAACAGATCAGGTGGATGACGATGTTGAAATCACCCACTGGATGCCGCTGTTTGAACCGCCGGATGAGGTGTTCCCTTGTTGACCATGCAAACCAAAATGGACGGATTTCCCCAGGAAACCATTGAGAAGCCAGAACCGGCTGTGATTCCATTCCCGTGTACCGGGAATTTGAGCCTCGGACAAGCCGCTGACATTTTCAAATATCGGATGGACGATGAAACAGTCCCGATCTGGGCTAAAGTCCTTGCCATTGAAAAAATTGCATCCTTTGAAACGCTGAACGGCATTACAAAAGATGAAATGAAACACGGTCTGCGTTGGATTTTTGAACATTATCAATTCGAAGTATAGGAGGGTGAGAAAATGAGTGAAAGACAAGAACACCGTCAGCGCCTTAACGCTAGAATTGCTTACGCCGCCGCGATTGAGCGGTGGGCGAAGAATCAGCCGTCACGCATTCGGTTCTTTGCCGTCAGACGGTGGCTGAAAGAGATGCCGAGAAGGGAGGATTTTTATGAGGCTGATTGACGCTGATTTACTTACAACTGAGATTATAAAAATTTCTGGCGTTGTACCTAATTTTAATGAGGATGTGGCGATTTGCTCGGTCGATAGCATGCCAACCGTGCGAGCTGTGCCACTCGCAGAGTTTACGTGTGTGCAGAAGCAGCTGATTTTGTGCAACGCCCAATTGCTGGAAGCGAAAGAAAAAATGAAATCCATGGTGCCGGTGGTAAGGTGCAAGGATTGCGTTGCGTTTGAGCAAAAAGGTAAGTATCCAGCCGGAATGCCTGAATATCCAGACGAGATGCCATATGGGTATTGCTACCATTGGGACTACGAGCAGGGCATGTCCCCAAATCAGGTAGACGGCAATGATTTTTGCAGTTATGGGGAGCGAAAGGTGGATGAAAATGGAAGAACTTAACGGCTACACCCCACCTGCCAGCTTGAATTTAAGCGACTTCCAGGATGCTATCGGAGATGCCGTAGTACAGGCGATTATAAAAATTGGTATCCGGGTGAATCGGGAAGAACTCCTGAAAGCTCTGAAATATGACAGGGGGCAGTACAAGGCGGGGTATGATGCCGGCTTCGCAGACGGGTTCATTGAAACGCTCCATACCGTCCGCTGCCGGGACTGCATCCACCGGCAGGGAGACGAAAACCCTATGTGTATGTTGCATACCGAGCCTTACCCAAATGTCAGAGGCTACAAGGGCGAGGCTGTTTGCGTGGAAATGAACGGCTTTTGCAACTACGGGGAACGAAAGAAAGGAGGCGCAGAGAATGGCTGAAGTTATCGCGGCTGTGTTCGTTGTGATTGTGTTCCTGCTTTTCTGCGTGCTTATTGCCACGATGCTGGTATGGGTGATTCTTATAATTGCCAAGGACGTCATTGAGCTGTGGCGGGAGATAAAGGAGTGAGAACCATGAGCAAGAAACCGGACTATCTCACCCTGTGCTCCATAGCCGCCCAGAAGGCCGGGACGAGCTATGGCAAGTACATGGCAATGCACGGATACCACCCGCCAATTCAGGCCGATGTGGAAGACGTGGAAGCCCCACGGGGCATTTCTAAAATCTGCCCACAGTGCGGGAAGGAATTCACGCAGGGCAAGATCAAGCAGAAAATCTATTGCAGTTTGGAGTGCCAGAAATCCCACGCCCAGAGAGCCGCTAAAAGGAGATACCGTGACAGGAAAGCGGCGGCTGACGCGGGATAAGGAAATGGGGCGGTAATGTGGAGTACGAGGACAGCAGGAAGTATTGCGTCGGGTGCCGGTATTTCTTCGGGTACTACGAAGGCAGCCGATGCTGCAATTACATATTCGTCCGTGGTGAAAAGCGGCCTTGCCCGCCTGGGAAGAATTGCACCGAAAGGAGAAAGAAAACGAAAAACAGGAGACGGGATTTAATATTATAGCTTTATCCCTGTATAGAGTATATATAAAATAATCTATATCTTGTGTGTATGTTGTTATAGTTCTATACAGGGATTTAATAAGATACACAAGGAGGAACGGAATGAACTGGAAGTATGAGGCCATTGAGAAGCTCAAGGAATACAGTGCAAAAAAGCAATCCCTGAAAAGCATTCCCGAAGAAATGGCGCGGTTGGAATCCGCTATGCAGAGTATCCGAAGCGCCACGGCTGACGGTACGCCGGTAAGTGGCGGTGGATCTGGCCGGGAAGATATGATGCTATCGAATATCGTTCACCGTGAGGAACTGGCGCGTTCGTTGGAACAGGCAAAAAAGTGGGTTTCGCTGGTGGATTCCGGGCTTGAAACTCTCTCAGACGATGAACGCAAGATTTTGGATAGATTCTACATAAAGCCCGCGAGGGGAAATGTGGACAGGCTGTGCGAAGAATTTGGGATTGAAAAATCTCAGGTTTATGCGCGAAAGGATTCAGCGCTTCACCATTTTACAATTTGCCTGTACGGATGCGCAGAAATTTGAAAAACCGGAAAAAAACCGGAAGATTTTTCAGTTTGAATGTGCTATACTGGTAAAAAAGAAAAAGCGCAAGAGGCTTGGGATTGTTCCTGAGCCTCTTTTTGCATGGCGCGGTAGATAACGAGTTGGGCGCTCTCTCCCCAACAGAAGGCCGTTTGAATCGGCCTCGCGCCAATTATTTTGTATGAGAGGTGGTGCTATGGCTGCAAGGATTACAGATCGGAAGAAAAAGAAAATAATCGCCGACTGGATAGAAATGCAGTCGTACAGCGCCGTTGCAAAAAAGCACGGCGTGACTCACCAGACTGTGAAAAGAATTGTTAGCGCTTCACCGGATATCGCCCAAAAAGTGCAGCAAAAAAAAGAAGAGAATACCGCCGATATGATGGCATACATGGAATCACAAAAAGCGGCGATGCAAGAAGCAATCACTTTGCATCTGAAAGCGCTTACTGACCCCGAAAAGATTTCGGCCGCAACATTAAGCCAGATCGCAACATCTTTCGGGATTATTGTTGATAAGGCCACAAGAAACACGGCAAGCGGTAATGATAGCCTAAATAAGCTGGATGGGCTAATTAAGGAGTTCAGAGATGCTATTAAGCCCGAAACAGATTGAATTTGCAAGGTACGGGAATCACCGATGGAATTTCAAGGGCGGCGCGACCCGAAGCGGGAAAACATATCTTGATTTCAAGTGGATTATTCCCATGCGGATTCGAGAACGAGCCGGGAAAGATGGGCTTTCCGTTATTTTGGGCGTTACAAAATCCACAATAGAGAGAAACGTACTAGAGCCTATGCGGAATCTGTACGGCGATAAACTTGTTGGGGCGATTTCCAGCGATAATACGGCGTGGATTTTTGGCGAGAAGTGCTATTGCCTGGGCGCGGAAAAAGTGTCTCAGGTATCCAAGATTCGCGGTGCGTCTATCAAGTATTGCTACGGCGACGAGGTCGCGGACTGGTCGGAAGAGGTTTTCGCGCTCCTGAAAAGCCGCCTCGATAAAGAGTATTCTTGCTTTGACGGAACATACAACCCGCAGTATCCCAACCACTGGCTTAAAATATTTCTTGATAGTGATGCCGATATTTTTAGCCAAGAATACACCATAGATGATAATCCGTTCTTGCCCCCGGCTTTTGTTGAAAATCTGAAAAAAGAATATGCTGGAACGGTGTTCTATGATAGGTACATTCTTGGAAAATGGACGCTGGCAGAGGGGCTTATATACGATTTTTCCGAAGCGAATATCACGGATGAAGTGCCGGAATTCGCGGACTATTACATAAGCATTGACTACGGCACCCTAAACCCGTTTTCATGTGGCTTGTGGGCGGTAGATGGCAGCAAGGCGGTAAGAATCAAAGAGTACTACTACGATGGCAGAGCCAACTATAAGCAGCTCACAGACGAGGAATATTGCGACGCTGTGGAGCGCCTGACAGATGGCTACGAAATCAAGAGGGCGATAATCGACCCTTCGGCAGCATCTTTCATTACCGCCCTGAAACGCCGCGGATTCCGCGTCCAGCAGGCGGACAATGCCGTTCTTGATGGCATTCGGCGCACGGCGGTATATCTCAAGAATGGGAATATAAAAATTCATAGGTGCTGCACGGACGCTATAAGGGAGTTTGGGCTGTACCGATGGGACGATAAGAAAACGGAGGACGCCGTCGTGAAGGATAACGACCATGCTATGGATGATATCAGGTACTTTTGCAGCACCATCATGAAATACAAAGTGGAGAAGAAAAACGAGATTTCACCCGCGGCCGCGTTGCTGTTGTGATTTTTTGAGATTTCTGCTATTGGAGAAAATGCATGAAGATTTATCAAGATTTGGAAGAAGCCATTGCAAAGGGAACTACCGGGAAATTCATACGTGATGCCGTGCGGGAACACCAGGGCGGCAAGGCGTATAAAGATGCCGCTGACGGTATGGCGTACTACAATAAGCACAACATCACTATTGAGAAATTCCAAAAGTTCCTTTTTACCTTATCCGGGAATAAAACTCCTGATATTTGGAGTAGCGACTACCGGCTAAAAACGCTCACATTTCGGCGGCTTGTGACGCAGGAGGTGGGCTATATTTGCGCTAATGGCGTAAGCATGGACGAAAAAGAAAAGCTTGGTGCAGATTTTGATATTAAGCTTCAAGCGGCGGCAAAATTGGCACTGTCGCAGGGCGTTTCCTATGGCTATTGGAATCTCGATCATCTGGAAGTGTTCTCGTTCGCCGATACTCCCGGGAATCCGGGATTCGTTCCGCTGCTGGATGAAAAAACGTCTGAACTGATGGCCGGAATCCGGTACTGGTTCCGGGAAACTGGGCAGAAAACAGTTTTCCGGGCTACGCTTTACGAGCTGGACGGCGTTAGCGAATGGAGCGCAGAGGGAAGCGACGACGCGCACCTGATTGCAAATAAACGCGCGTATATCCACAAGGAACTGCGCAACGCCTTGGGCGTTGTGGATGTCTGCGACGAGAATTATACCCGCCTGCCTATTGCTGTGCTGTATGGAAACGATACCCACGAAAGCGAACTCGTTGGGTTGCGTGGTTCCATCGACTGCTATGATTTTATCAAATCCGGGTTCGCCAACCAAATTGACGATACCAGCGGAATTTACTGGATTCTGCATAATACAGGCGCTATGGACGATAAGGATTTGGCGCAGTTCATTCAGAGAATGAAGAGCGTAAAGGCGAATGTGGTAGATAGTTCCGATGGAACGGCAGCAGAAGCTCACACCCTTGACGTTCCCGTGGAAGCCCGAAAAACCATGCTGGATATCTTGCGGCGCGACCTGTACGAGGATGCCCAGATGCTTGACGTGACGGCTCTGGCGGGCGCTGAGAAAACGGCTACAGAGATTTCGGCGGCGTATCAGCCGCAGGACAACAAATGCGCCGATTTCGAGTATTTCCTGATAGATTTCATTCGGCAGATTTGCGCTGTTGCTGGCATCGACAATCCACAGCCGGAATTTACGTGGAACAAGGTAATAAATCGCACCGAGGAAACAAATATGGTGCTTTCGGCGGCTGCGTTCCTTGATGAAGAAACGGTTCTGAAACACCTCCCGTTTCTTTTGCCGGAGGAAGTGCCGGAAATCCTGAAAAGGAAAGCGGACGCTGACATAAATACGGTTTACGGCGGTGATGAGGATGGCCAGACCGAATGAAGCCGATAGAGGAACCGATAGGGCGCTTGCCGATCTGGAACGCCGCATTAACTCCGTATATTCTCAGGCGGCTAAAGAACTGCAAGAGGAAATAGATGCTTTTTTCAAGCATTTTGCCGATCAGGATAAGAAGATGCAGGACTTGATAGGCCAGAAGCGCAACGGTAAGGAGTGGACTGAGAAGGACTACCAGCAATGGCGGCTGAACCAGATGGGACGCGGGAAGCGGCTGGAAACGCTTCGGGACAAGCTGGCCGAACGTGCGACGGAAGCAAAAGAGGTGGCGCTTGCGTATGTGAACGACGCTACGCCTGGAATCTACTCCCTGAATCGGAATTACACCGCCTATACCATTGAGAGCGTACACCCAAGCGCAGATTTTACGCTTTTTGATGAGCAGACGGTAAAGCGCTTAATTGTGGAGCATCCGGACGTAATGCCATACTACCCCAAAAGGCTTGCGCTAAAGCGGGGCATTGATTTGGCTTTTGGCAAGCAGCAGATTACAGCAAGCGTTACAGGCTCCATATTGCAAGGCAGAAGCATCAAGCAGATATCCGATGATTTGCAGTCCAGAATCGTCACAATGAGCCGTGTAAGTGCCATTCGAGCGGCAAGAACTGCAGTTACCGCCGCACAGAACGCCGGGAGAATGGACAGCTACGCCGCCGCTGACGAAATGTGGGGCATTAAATCCAAGAAAAAGTGGGTAGCCACAAAGGATTTGCGCACCCGCCACGATCACGGCATGGCAGATAATCAGGTTGTGGACTACGATCAGCCGTTCGACGTTGGCGGATACAAAATGATGTTCCCCGGTGATGGTTCGTTGGGAGCGCCTGGGCATGAGCTGTATAATTGCCGCTGCACGGTGGTGAATGCCACGGACGACGATCTGGAAGCGGAACCACATATGATGCGCGTGAAGAATTCCGAAACCGGGGAATATGAGCTTATCAAGAAAAAATCGTACAAGGAATGGTACGACGAAAAGAAAGCGCAGTATCCTCCGGAAAAATGGGCGGGCATGGTAAAGGCTGGGAAGAACTACCAGGCCGACCAACGGGAATATGCAGAATACCGTGAAATTCTGGGTAAAAAAGCACCGAAAACATTTGCAAAATTCCAAGACTTAAAGTATAATAATGCTGATGGGTGGGAGGCACTCAAAACTGCGAAGCAAGTTGCAAGCGCGGCAAAATCTGATATAATAAAAGAAACCAGCAAGCCGATATCGTATAAACAGTTCGATACCGGGGAAGCCGCAAATGATTTCTTCTATTATGACGATGAAAAACGTGGTTTAATGGCACGAAAGAATAGCGAACATGGGAAATGGATGAAAGGTCTATCCGATGACGAAAAGGATAGTATCAGCGATTATACAGGCGGCGGCTATTATGACCTGAATAATTATTTTAGAAAAGTCGGAGATTGGCAGAATATAAATGCTGAAAAAGAAGAATTTTTAGCACGAAATATTGATTCTGCAATCAGAAGATACAAGCTAAAAGATAATATCAGGGTACAACGTGGCGTTATGGAAGATGCGTTGGACGAGTTAATAGAGCAACACGGTGACCAACTCATAGGCAAGATATACCACGATAAAGGGTATATGAGTACAACCGTTTTACAAGGTAATTCTGTCGCAACTGCAAAGCCGGTGATATTTGAAATTGATATTCCGTCCGGTGTGGGTCGTGGTGCATATGTGAACCAACTTGCAGGGCAATACCAAGATGCCGAATATGAATTTTTATTGCCCCGTGGAAGCAATTTTGAAATCACCGAAATTATTGAGAATGAAGAACCAATTCCACCACAAACCATAATCAGAATGAGGATGATTGTTAATGAGTAAAAACGTTGAACAATTTCCATTTTATATCACCTATATGGACATTAACACATATTGTCTTTGGTTGGTAGATACCTATGGAGAAAATGCCGCATTCATAGATTTAATTGATGAAAATAAGTTTATGGAACAATGCGACAATCCGCAGAAATACCGAAAAAATGCAGATGTGCTATTGTTAGAAATTCGTCAATGCCTTGTTGATAATGGTTATGCAGCAGAAGTAAACGCTTGTGATAAGGTATTTACAGAAACAACAGGAAAAGGGCGTGGAAAGAAAAGCCCTTATATTCCGTTAGCCGAACGGTGGAAAAACGAAAAATGGAAGTAAATAACCCGTATTGGGCTGACTTTTTTGGCGATAGATAATAAAGCAATAGATACAAGCACTGTGCAAAATTGCATGGTGCTTTTTCTATGCCCAAATCTTCCAACCGGATAAAAAAGAAGCGGGCTGGAATCCCTGCTTGTGGTGGATTATGCGTATGCGCCGCCACGAACCGCACAAGACCGGCTCTGGAAGAAGCAGAAAAGGAGGGGGGAATGAGCATTACATTTGTGGATAACTCCGACGAAATCCTCCGCGCACTTGGTGAAGCGTGTGAGCGCGGGTTGGAACGCTGCGGAGAAAAAGCTGTAGAATATGCCAAGGATTTATGCCCCGTTGATACTGGGAATTTGCGCAACAGCATTACACATACCGTGGAGGATGGGAAGAAAGCCGTTGTTGGAACGCCGACCGAATACGCCATTTACCAGGAAATGGGAACGGGCAAATACGCCGAGGGAGGCGGAGGCCGTCCCACTCCGTGGAAATACCAGGACGCGCAGGGAATCTGGCATTGGACAGCTGGCAACCGGGCGCACCCGTTTATTAAGCCGTCAATCGCCGATCATCAGGGAACGTACAAGAATATTCTAAAAGACGAACTCAGCAAAGGAGATTGACAGGGCGTGGATACCAGAAAAATCAACATTCTTGGGGCTGAATACACGCTTTCCGTTTGCGGCGAAGATGAAGATTCGCGGCTGGCAGAATGTGATGGGTTTTGCGACGAAACCAGTAAAGAATTGGTTGTGGATAGCTATAGTAAGCACGTCGGCGACCGAACTTGTAAGAAAAACTTACAAGTTCAAATCAGAAAGAATAAGCGGCATGAGATCATTCACGCATTTCTATTTGAAAGCGGCCTTGCCGAGAATTCCAACTGGGCGCAGAACGAGGAAATTGTGGATTTCTTCGCTATCCAGTTTCCCAAACTTATGGAAGCGTTCAAAAACGCTGACGCGATTTGAGGGGCAATAAATGAATAATGACGAAATCATAAAGGCCATAGAGGCTATCATAAAGCGTGGGAACGATGTGGAGATACGGCGCAAGGGCGGCGGCTACATAGTCCTCGAAGTAAAGAAAACAATCAAATATTCTTCTCCTGCGTAATTGGGCGCAGGAATGGGCAATCGGAGCCGAACAGTACGTAGATTTTGCGTGCTGTTCGGCTCCTTTTTTGTTTATTTTGGTAAAACCCGCGAAGTATAGCGGTTTTTATATCACAGTCGTCCCCGAAGAATAGGGGCGAAGAAAGGAAGACTGACACAATGGCATTAACTCGCAAACTTTTGAAGGGAATGGGGCTTACCGACGAACAGGTAGACACCATCATTGAAGCACACACCGATACCGTGGACGGCCTGAAAGCCGATATCGGGAAGTACAAGGCCGACGCTGAGAAGCTCCCGGGCATTCAAAAGGAATTGGATGACCTGAAAAAGGAGGACGCTGACGGCGGCTACAAGGCCAAGTACGAGAAGGAAAAGAAAGACTTTCAGGATTTCAAAGACGGAGTTGCCGCTAAGGAGAGCGCCGCCGCCAAGGAAAAGGCCGCGCGGGCGTACTTCCAGAGCAAGGGCATTCCCGCCGAGAGCATGGGGCTGGTAATCCGTGGAGCGAAAGCTGAAATTGATGGCCTTGAGCTGGACGGTGAGAAGATCAAGGACAGCAAGGCACTGGATGACCTGCTTTCCGGCGATTACAAGGGACTGATTGGCAAGGAAACCAAGACCGGCACCAACACCCAGACTCCGCCTGAAACGACCGGCGGTGGAAAAATGACCAAAGAGCAGATCATGGGAATCAAGGACACGGCGCAGCGGCAGGCGGCAATGCTTGCGAATGCTGAACTGTTCGGGATTTCCTGACAGTTGAACAAAAGTTCGAAAGGAGAAATTAATAATGGCAAATGTGACCACTACGGCGGAAACCAACCTGATTACCGCCGAAAAAATGAAGCGAGTTCGTGAGGTTGACTTCGTTCAGCAGTTCCTCCACAACTCCCTGCAAAAGCTGCTGGATGTTCTGGGCGTTACCCGGAAAATCCCCATGATGGAAGGAACCACCATGTACGTGTATTCCACCACCGGCACGCTTCAGTCCGGTGCCGTGGGTGAGGGTGAAATCATACCCCTGTCCCAGTACCAGACCACCAAGACGCCGATTGGTGAAATCACCCTGCACAAGTGGAGAAAGGCAGCTTCCGCCGAGGCTATCAAGAAATCCGGCTATGACGCCGCCGTCCGGGAGACTGACGCCGCCCTGTTGAAAGACGTACAGAAGGGCATCCGTGGCGATTTCTTCACGTTCCTGAACGGCACAATCGCCAACAGTGTTACCGCTACCGGCGATGGCCTGCAAGCTGCCCTTGCGAATGCGTGGGGCAAGCTTCAGGTAGCTTTCGAGGACGACACCGCCGAAGCCGTCTATTTCGTCAACCCCGAGGACATTTCCGCCTATCTGGGCAAGGCTGCCCTGACCACCCAGACCGCTTTCGGCATGAACTATATCGAAAACTTCCTGGGTCTGGGTACCGTTATCACCAGCTCCCGGATTACAAAGGGCACCTTTGTGGCGACCGCAAAGGAAAACCTGATCCTGTACTACCTGACAATGAACGGCGACGTTGCCCGGGCGTTTGACCTGACCGCCGATGAACTGGGCTATATCGGCATTAAGTCCGGTTACGCCAACGAGGAACGGGCACAGATCGAGAGCCTTGTCATGGACGGCTTGCAGATCATGGTGGAGTACGCCGCCGGTGTTATCAAGGGTACCATCACCGAGGCTGCCGCCGCCTCCAACCCGTCCCAGGGAACGGGGGGTTAATTGCAGCGCTGAGCGGTAAATCTGCACCGGAAGCCGTGGACGTTGACGGAATGACCAAAAGGGAACTTTTGGAGTATGCCAAGGAAAACGGCATTTCCGGGGTCAGCGCTGCAATGAACAAAGCGGATATTTTGGCCGTTATCAAAGGCCAGTAAGGAGGGGTAAATATGGGGCAGGCTGTGAGTGTGAGCTTGTATGAGCTACTTATGTATCTGCGGAATTTTTTTACCGGGGACAAGTGGGAATTTTTTGGCGAGGAAATCACGGACAAGCGCCTGCCCCTCCCCGGCCTCGAAAACGGCGACTATTACCTGATTGAGGGGAGCCGAAGGAACAACGGCATCCATGTATACGGGAACAGCGACCTCAGAAATGAAACTTACACGGGCATTGTGACAGAGGTCTGCGTACCGGCTGAGCTGCTGGCGATGCTGGATGAAATCAATGCGTGGCAGGAGAAGAACGCTGAGTCCGTACAAAGCCCGTATCAAAGCGAATCTTTCGGTGGCTACTCGTACACAAAGGCAAGCGGTTCGTCCGGCTCCGGCGAAAGCACGAGCTGGAAAACGGTGTTTGCGCCGCGCTTGCGGATATGGAGGAAGATATGAGCTTGCTTGACTACTACCTGAATAACACGTGCGCACTGATGGAAAAGAAGCGTACCCCGGACGGGGAGGGCGGTTGGGCAACGGAATGGGCACCGGGCGCGGAGTTCGACGCGGCTATTATTCTGGATACCTCCATGCAATCCAGAATCGCGGAGAAAGAGGGCGTTACCAGCGTGTACACCATTACCACCCGCCGCGCTACTCCGCTTTCTTTCCATGATGTATTCAAGCGGCTTTCCGACGGCGCAATTTTCCGGGTGACGAGCAACGGGAGCGATAAGCAGGCACCCACGGTCGGAACTTTGGATATGTGCCAGGTCGCCGCCGAGAAATGGGAGCTGACGAAATGACGGCAACAGAAGCGCTTTACAAATTTTTTTCCGGCTTTAATCTTCCCGCGTACCCGGATACAGCGGTACCGAGTGATACCGTTATGCCTTACCTCACCTATTCCGTCTCCGTCGGCGGGTGGGGCGATATGGCGAACTCGCTGACGGTAAAGCTGTGGTATCACACGGAGAAAGAGGCAGAGCCGAACGCCAAGGCGGAGGAAATTTCCCGCACGATAGGACGTGGAGGCATTCAGCTGCCTTGTGATACCGGCACAGTTTGGCTTATGCGCGGTGAGCCGTGGTGCATCAATTCCACATTTGAATCAGATCAATCCATCAAATTGCGGCAACTGAACGTTGCCGCAATTTTCAATACCATATAGGAGGAAATCAATGAAATTTACACAGATTCCGCAGGATACCTTTAAGGAGCTTGTGCTGAATGCCGGTGTTTTGCTTTCGGCCTTTTCGCCTGATACGGCGGAAGTCGCCGACGGCACTATTATTGGCGCCACCAGCGGCGGATTGACCTTCGCGGCAACGCCCAGCTTCTCCGATTTCGGCGAGGATATCGATAACTGCCCCAAGAACACAAAGGAGTTGAAGCGGCTGGAAAGCTGGGAGGTGAAGCTTAGCGGCACTTTCGTGTCTGTGAACGCCACTAACGCAAAATCGATGGTGGCCGCCGCTGATGAAGCCGTCGGGAAAATCACGCCCAGAAACGATATTGCCACCGAGGATTTCAAGGATATCTGGCTTGTGGCCGATTACTCCGACAAAAACGGCGCGAAAAAGGGCGGCTATCTGGCCATCCATATGTTGAACGGCCTTTCTACTGGCGGTTTCCAGCTGAAAACCGGCGACAAGAGCAAAGGCCAGTTCGCGTTCGAGTTCACCGGCCATTATTCCATTACGGCGCAGGATACACCGCCTTTTGAAATTTACGTGAAGGCCGGAGAGGCCGAATCCGCTACGATGTAGGAGGCTAAGCATGAGAAAATTATCTCAACTTGGCACGGACGAGTGCCTGGACGTGCTGTGCGAGATCACCCCGCACATTGTGAATCTCGTTTCTGATGAGGAAATCATGAACGCCATTGGCAAGCCAGTGGACAAGAAAAACTCCACAAAAGTTGGCGTTATGCTGATTGGTGCGCAGAGGATTACCACCGTTGTTCCGTTGCTGCTGAAAACGCACCGCGCCGACATTTATGCTATTTTGTCCATCATGGGCGAAAAGAGCATTGAGGAAGTGGCCGCGCAGAGTACCATGGCGACGCTTTGGCAGATCAAGGAGCTTTCCAACGATAAGGAACTGCTGAGTTTTTTCAAATCGTGGGGGCGTGGGGAGCAGAGCAAATAATCAGCGCACTGTGCGCCCTCCCCAGAGTACGGGCGAGGGCGTACCTCTCCATTCTTCCCATGGAGTTGAAAAAGCAATGCGAACGCGAAATTCTTCGGCGCTACATTACCGACGGTATCCAGATGATAACGCAAAACACGGCGGGGTGTGATAAGCGATTGTATCTATCTATCGGATACGAGGATATCATCAGCCCGAAGCCGGAGGAAAACCGGTCTGCGGAGGATATCGTTGCGGATGTGGTGAAAAATGCCGGGCTGAAACTGGTGACGAAAGGCGGTGGGCAGGATGGGAGCTAACGTTTTTAATCTTGAAGCGACAATCACACTAAATGCAGATGAATATGAACGTTCGCTAAAGGATTCAGAAAAGAAAACCAGTACATTTGCCGACGTTCTGAAAGCCAACCTTGCCAGTGGCGCGATTATCGCCGGAGTAAAGAAGCTTGCCGGGGTAGTTGCAGACGTTGGCAAAGCGGCCTACACCAGTTATGCGCGGTATGAGCAGTTAGCCAGTGGCGCACAGCTGATGTTCGGCGACGCTTACGATTTTGTGGCGGAGAAAGCTAGAAACGCCTACAAGACCGTGCAAATGAGCCAGAACGACTATTTTCAGCAGGTGAATGGATTTGCTACCGGCCTGAAAACTGCCCTCGGCGGCAATGTGCAGGCAGCCGCTGAACTCGCCGACAAAGTTATCACCGCAGAAGCCGACGTTGTGGCGGCAACCGGAAACACCCAAGAAGCCGTACAGAATGCCTTTAATGGCATTATGAAATCCAACTACACGATGCTGGACAATTTGCAGCTGGGTATTACCCCCACAAAAGAGGGATTCCAGCAGCTGATTGATAAGGTGAACGAGTGGAACGCAGAAAACGGCGAAGCCACTGCCTATACCATTGACAATCTGGCTGACTGTCAGGCCGCCCTTGTGGACTATATCGAAATGCAGGGGCTTTCGAACTATGCTGCGGAAGAAGCGGCAAGGACGATAGAAGGTTCCACGGCATCCATGAAAGCGGCGTGGCAGAACTTGGCAACCGGCATGGCGGATAGTAACGCCGACATGGAAGGGCTTACTCAGGACTTTGTGGACAGCGTATTTACAGCCGGAAGAAACATTATACCCCGCGTACAGCAAATTGTTACCGGCGTTGGAACTGCCACGGTAGAAGCTATTTCGTATCTCCGGGAAACGAATAGCGCTATTGATCTTCTCGTAACTGCGTTTGAGTTCGCGGCCACAGCGGCAACCGTCGCCGGTACTGCAATCGGGGTGAATATGGCCGGAAAAGCCATTGCAAATATCGCCACGATATTCACGGCAAATGCGTCGGCGCTTGCGTTCTTCACAGCGGAAAGCGGGAAAGCGGCGGTCGCGGAAGCCACGCTGAATGGTGTATTTTCCGTTAGTGAAATCGCCGTTGGTGTACTCACCGGGAAGATTTCCCTTGCAACCGCGGCGCAATATGCATGGAATACGGCGATACAAGCAAACCCCATTGGCTTGATTGCCGCTGCTGTAGCTGCTCTGGCGATTGGCATCGGCAAGGCAACCAAGGCACACAAGGAGTTCGTCAAAGAGTTAGCCGGAGAGCCGCAGACGGTAGAAGAAGCACGCGCAAAGGTAGAAGAGCTTAAGAAGCAGTACGAGGAAGCTTCAAAAGCCAGACTGGAAATGTTCTCGTCGGATGCTGGTTTCAGCGGCGATACCGTCGAGATGGAGAGATTGGCTGAGGCGATAAAGCAGGCGGAGCAGAATCTTGCCGATTTGCAAGCGCAGGAGCAGGCCGCCGCCGAGGAAGCGGCGAAACCTGTAAACGTGATAAAGGCCGCTTCTGAGGAATACGCGGCCGCCGCACAGTCCATTTTGGAGGATTATCAGAATACCTATACCACCATCTATAACGGGCTGCATGATGCGGGATCTGCGTTTACCAGCGTGGTAGAAGCTACGGAGATTTCGTGGGCTGATGCTATGGCAAATATCAACGCCAACACCGCAGTGCTTGATAATATGGATGAGAACTTTGCTATTATTTCTGCTGCGGCAAACGACGCCGGAGTTAACATTGACGGCTTTTCCCAGTACCTTGCATCCATGAGCACCGAAGATGCCGCCGGAGTTCTTGCCGCATTAAGGACAGAGTTGGACAAAGTTGAATGGGGTTCCGCTGACGCAACAGACCTGTTCAATAATCTCGCCACTAGTATCAACAAATATGCGGAATCCGGTACCGGGACGGCTGATGGGCTGGCATTGGCGGTGGAGAATGTCAAAAGCCGTATGCAGGAAGCCACAGATAGCTACGTGGAAAAGGTGGGCGACCTTGACCAGGAGGCGGCGGCTACAGAGGCGGCAACCAATACCATGAGTGGGCTGGTTGCCGGTATCGATAGCAGCACCCCCGGAGTTTTGGCTAAGATGGATTCCCTCGCTTCCCAGATGAAAAGCCGTTTAACGAATAGCTTTTCCGGGTTCGTCCTAACAATAAATGCCAACGTTAAAGCATCCGGTTCTCACAAAAATGGCCTTGACTACGTACCATACGATAACTATTTGGCGTATCTTCATAAGGGCGAATCCGTGCTTACAGCAGAGGAAGCACGCACATGGAGGGCTGAAAAATCTGCTGGTGCATCTGGTGGGGCGGACTACGACGGAGCTGGTTTTGCTGGCGGTTCGCGTGGTGTGACGATCATCCAGAATATCCAGTCCGTTGCACAAACGCCTGTTGAGCTGGCAGCAGCTACAGAAGCGTATTTCACACAAGCGAGGTGGACGATTTGACGAATTTCAACAATTTAAGCAAGTTGTTCCGCTACGTGAACGAAAACGGGGATAGCGTTACCTTTGATTATGCCGGAGGATATCTTATCAATAAGCCCACGGGCATTGATACGGTAACGGTATCCCTGTCCCAGGCGAAGGGCATTAACCAGACGGGCGCGACGATTCAGAGCAAAAACGTTCAGCCCCGGCCTGTAAATGTCAACGGGTATCTGGTGGGAGACGGACAAGCAGCGAATAAAGAAAAGCTGCTTTCCGTCATCCGCCCCGATATTTCCGGGAAGCTATATGCGGATGATTACTATCTGAATGTTTGGCCTACGGCGACACCCAACATTGAGGCGAAACAATGGGGCGCACAGTTCCAGTTTTCCCTTTTGGCGGCGTATCCGTATTGGTGCAAGGACGATTCCGCAGCGGTAACGTTGTCCGGCATTCAAAAGCTATTCAAATTCCCGTGGAACATTTCAAGGCCGTATCGTTTCGGACAGCTGTTTGAAGCGAAATTTATCAATGTGGAGAACCGCGGCCAGGTTCCCGTCCCGTTTACTGCTACTCTTTCGGCAAGCGGTGATGTGGAAAATCCCAAAATCACCAACGCCGCGACGGGAAAATTTCTGCTGATAAATAAAACTATCGTCAGTGGGGAGCGGCTGGTTGTAGAGATCACACACGATCGGACGACTGTAACGTCATCCGTCGACGGAGATTGCCGGGGCGCGTTGAGCCTGAAAAGCACTTTGTTTCAGCTGGAAGTTGGGGATAATGTGTTGAAGCCGGAAGCGACAAGCGGGCTTGCGAATTTGCAGGTGGATATTGATTTCGCAACGGAGATCGTGGGGATCGCGCTATGAGCTTTGAAATCTATAAAGAGGACTTTTCCACACGGTACGAAATCCGGCACGCAATCAGTGTTATCATGAATATTTACTACAACGATATCGGAAAGCTGATACTGGTTGCGCCGGTAAGCGACTACAACATTAACGTGCTGAAAGTCGGCAATCTCCTGTATGATACGAGCAGAAACGTAACATTTGTGATAGAAAACACAAAGATTGACACGACCACGAACCGCATAACGGCGAACGGCTACACCGCGAACTGGCTTTTGAATAAGCGCATCATTGCATCGGAATACCACATGACAACTATCGAGACGGGCGTGTACAAGCTGATAAGCGATAATCTCCGTGGAATGACAAGGATTCAAGTTGCACAGGCAACCGGGATGACCGATAAAACGGACAATGTTTTCATGGGCGGGAATTTGCTGGATGAAATCATCCCGTTCCTTGAAGAAAAAGGCATAGGCCACACAATGGAGTGGACCCCCGACGACATGACACACACTTTCCGCCTTTACAAGGGGCGTGACCTGACGGCTGGCATTCACGCTATTGTCTTTTCGGAGGAACAGGGAAGCGCAAAAGACCTTGTGATCAACGACGACGATTCTACCCTTTGCAATGTGGCCTATGTGCAAGGAAGCTTGAGCGGCACGGACAATACTTTTGTTGAGATTGTCGGCGATATCACCGGGGACAATCGCCGGGAAGTGTGGTTCAAAACTGCCGTTCGGCAGGAAAATGACGAATCTGCGGCTGATTGCAAAGCCCGTGCGCGTGCTTATGGACAGATGGAGCTTGGAAAGCGAATCCGGCGAAAGTCCTTTTCCGTATCCATCGACCCGGAAGATCTGGGCAAGTATTACGCTCTGGGGGACATTGTATCGTGCGTATCTGCCCGGTTCGGGGTATCGTTCAGTGCTCGAATTACGGGCATTAAGTACACCTTGGACAGCAACAAAGCCCGGACAGAAGTTATCCTGGGCGACCCTATTCTTACAGCATTGGGGGCAATGAAATTAAATGGCTAATATCAAAAGTTTCCCGAATAATCAAGATACATACATAGGCGCAGAAGACGTTATGCGCTGGCATCATGGTCGCACATCCGGCGTTTTTGCCGCTGGCAGCAATGCATCCGTGCAGGCGCTTTCCACGCCCGGAATGGCGGTGGAAGTCTCAGACGGAACCGGATGGATGGCGAATTCCGGCAGGAACGGCATTGTGTGGTGGATTGATAATGAATCTGTTGACGGTGCCAAATTGCAACTTGCCGTTGACGCGGCAGACGGCGTTCTGAATCGGATTGATCGCGTAATTGTGGAGTGGAAAACCACAAACTATGTGGACTATCCGGAAGTGAAAATATTGAAAGGCGCAAAATCCGGGACGGCGGCAGCCCCGGCGCTGACAAACAACAGCACAATCCGGCAGATCAGCCTTGCGCGGATTTCCGTTGCAGCCGGTACAACCGCTATCACCGCTTCCATGATTACGGACGAGCGGCTTGACGCTTCGGTGTGTGGGCTGGTGACGGAAAAGGTGGGCATTGATACAAGCACAATGCAGAGCCAGTTTTCCACGCTCCTGCAAGAAACGCAGGCGCAAGTAAAAGATGTGCTTGATGATACCACGGCGCAAGCCACATCTGTGCTGGATTCCATAAACCGTGAGCTGGCCGATCTGGAAGCCGGGACGGCGGTGGAGCTGAAAAAGCTCCTGTTCACGGATACCAGCGTACCGGTATCCGCGTTTGTGGCTGATTCTACATATCAGGATTATCCATTCCGTGCAGCGATCGCGCTGACGGGAGTTCTGAACTCCATGATTCCAGAGGTGGTTCTTGGCGTGGCAGACGCAATTGACGGCAATTTTGCCCCTGTTGCGGCTACCTATAACGGCGGTGTGTATCTGTATGCCGCAAGCGCCCCGGAATCGGCAATTACGATTCCCACCATTATTTGCTGGAAAGGCGGTGTAAGCGCATGATTGGAAGAGTAAATACCGGAGGTGGCGGCACAGGCGGCACCCTTACCGTCACAGCCCCGGCGAATGTCACAGTTGCTGTTTCCAAGGACGGCAAGACAAAGACCAAGAACTCCGGCACGAGCGGGGTAGTGGTGTTCAAGGGTCTTGCAAGCGGGACGTGGACTGTTACTATCACCGGAGACGGTAAGACTGCTCAGAAAAACGTGGTCATCACAACCGACTACAGTACGGCGATTTCGTTCAACACCATCCCCGAATTCACTTACACTGGCGACTACGAGATCGTCAACGATTCCGATGAGCCTATCACCGTATCTCAGGGCAACTGGAAAATCCGATTCCTTACCTCTGGCACGCTGACGTTTACCAATCTCAATGGTGCAGAGGGCGGTATCGACGTCTTCCTCGTTGGGGGAGGAGCCAAAGGGCTGAACGGAACAGGTCCTTCGAATGAGTATTACGGCAGCGGTGGAGGCGGCGGGTACACTTCGACTAAACGTGGAATATCCGTTCAAGCGAATACTTCGTATACAATCACTGTTGGCGCTGAAAGTGGGAATACCTCTGCTTTTAATACTACGGCAAAAGGTGCTTCTGGAATAAACGGCGGCTCTGGTGGCGCTGGTGGTTTCTGGAATGGGTACGGTGGTGTTATTTATGGTGGACAAGATGGCGCTAACGGAAATAAGCACTCTGGGAACGAATCGTTGTCTGGAGGAACGGGGCAAGGAACAACAACCAGAGAATTCGGTGAATCGTCCGGCCGTCTATATTCTACTGGTGGTGCGGCAAATAGATTTGCTAATGCAACTGAAAATACAGGAAATGGTGGAGACGGAGGCAAAGCTGGAGTATCTAACCCCGGTTATGCTGGAGGTTCCGGCATAGCCATCATCCGCAATACAAGGGGGGCTGCATAATGGCAAAGACAATGGCACTCATCGAAAACGGCACCGTTGCCAACATGCTGTGGTGCAGTGATTCCGAGCCTGAAACTGATATTCTTCTCGACCCAGCAGACCGCCCCGTGGCTATCGGCGATACCTACAGCAATGGTAAATTCTATCGGGACAGGACTGAAATTCTCACCCCGCTGGAAGAAGCACAAAAGAAGATCACCGAGTATGAATCTGCGTTGACTGAAATCGAAACCGCTCTGGGGGTGAATAATTCATGACCATCGAGCAGCGCAAAAACGTTATCCTTGCTAAAATTGCGGAAATAAAAGCCAGCGGCGGCGAGGAACAGCTTAAAGAGCTGGATGAAGCTTATAAGAAAGGGGTTGACAGTCTGTGACACAAGAGGAAAGAAAAAGCATCATGTATGCCCAGGGGCGGGCGAACGCACTCGCCCTACAAGAGAAAGCCCCGGACATGACAGGCACCGAACTGAACGCGGCGGATAGCGACATTCCCAGTTTCAAGGCCGCTGTCACAAACAAAAACATGTTGGAGCGCAAGGCCGGGTTTGTGTGCCGGTCATCTGCTGGCCGTGTGGTGCGGCTGGTGCAGCCCTATGACAGCACTATCTACACCCAGGAGCCGGAGGAGCTTCCCGCACAGTGGGGGTTTGCTTGGAGCACCGACCCAGCGAAAGCGTTGCCGTTCGTCGCCATGTCTACCAGCCCCTATAATAAGGGCGACTGCTGCACAGAGGGCAGTAAAGTGTACCGCTCCACGTTGGACAATAATGTATGGTCGCCGTCCGCATACCCCCAGGGCTGGGAAGAGGTGAACGTATGACGGTAAAGCAAATTCAGTGCCTGTTGACCTATCTGGGCTATTCTCCCGGCACAATTGACGGCATTGAGGGCAGGAACACACAAGGGGCAATTCGGGCGTTTCAAGCGGACTACGGGCTTACCGTGGACGGGATTCCGGGTGCGGCTACCCAGAAAATGCTGATTGGAGCTATCGCCGGGACGGCTGTAAAGGTGGAGAAGCCGGAGAGCAGCGACGCACCGAAAACCGGGACGTTCTGGGACGATATCAAGTATTTCACCCGGGAGGAATTCCGGTGCCAGTGCGGCGGGAAATACTGCAACGGCTTCCCCGCAGAGCCCGCAGAGGAAACCGTCCGCATGGCGGATGAGATACGCCGTCGGGCAGGGGTTCCCCTGAATGTGAATTCCGGTGTTCGGTGCAAGCGGCACAATGCCGAGGTGGGTGGGGTGTCCAACTCCCTGCACACCACGGGACAGGCTGTAGACCTCTCAGGGGCTATCTCCCCGGAGAAGCTGTATGCCATAGCCCAGGAGGTACAGGCCGAGAAAATCCCCGGTCGGGGCGGCTTGGGGCTTTACAGCTGGGGTATCCACGAGGACAACGGAAAATACAGCCGGTGGAACGGCTGAGAAGGGAGTATGCCAATGGAAGAAGCTGAGATCACCAAGTGGATTTCCGCTGTAGAGCAGCGGGGAAAATCCAACTCTCACCGGCTGGACGCGCTGGAAAAGCAAACGGAAGCGCTGAACACGCTGGCAACGTCTGTTGCGGTGATGGCTGAACGTGTGGAAGTTACCGGGGATAAGGTTGACAGCCTTTGCGCGGACGTGCAGGAGCTGAAAGCCGAACCCGGCAAGCGGTGGAAGGGCGTTGTGGAAAAGGTCATCTACATCGTTGTGGCCGCTGTTGTAGGGTTTATTCTTGCCCGGCTTGGGCTGGGCTAAAATTTAAGGAGGAAACAAAATGTACGAACTGAAAGACACCATCGAGGGCATGACAAGCGCTGACTATAAGGAGCGCTTTAAGGCCGAGTACCAGCAGGTAAAAATCCGGTACGACAAACTGGACGCAATGACCGTGAAGTACGAGGCTGGAACGTTGCCGTTCACCCCCAACTGCTCGCTCGATCTTCTGAAGGAGCAGAAGAAGCACATGGGGAATTACATCCGTTGCCTGAAAATCCGGGCTGAGATCGAGGGCATTACGCTTTAAGGAGGAAACAAAATGATTAACTGGGTTGTACGTATCAAGAACAAAAACTTCTGGCTGGCCGCAATTCCCGCGCTGCTTCTGCTGGTGCAGACGGTAGCCGCCCTGTTCGGCTTTACGCTGGACTTGGGCGAAATCGGCGACAAGTTGCTGGCCGTGGTGAACGCCGTGTTTGCCCTGCTGGTGATTCTGGGCGTGGTCAATGATCCTACCACCGCCGGTATCGCTGACAGCAAGCAGGCAAGAACCTACATTGCCCCCAAGGAGGACTGATGTGATAAGTGGATAAAGTCCGATGGAATCGGGTGATTCTGGATGAGTTCTGTTCTCTGGCGATTCTTACGCCGTTGGAGGAAAAGATCATCCGCACCCGAGCCGCCGGATGGAGCCGTGTACAGCAGTGCCACGCTTACGGCATGTCCCTTGCCACATTAGATAGGTACATTAGGAAGTTGAAAAACTCCTATAACAGTGTGCAGGAGTATAGCTACATACTCCCAAAAAACATAGACTTCTGATAGCTTTTTGAAGGATATGTGATTGTAAGTCGGTAGGGAAACGAGAGTTTCCCTACCGACTTTTTTGTTATTCTATAGGAAGAAAGGGGGCGTTGCCTATGGCTGAATTTCAAAGCTTTAATCCAAATCCCCGCGCCGCGAAAGTCGGCGATTGCGCAGTCAGAGCTGTGGCAAAGGCTCTGGGAATTGACTGGTACCAATCCTACGTTGAGCTGGCCAGCGAGGGGCTGACCCAATGCGATATGCCTAGCGCAAATAACGTATGGGGTGCGGTGTTACGGCGGCACGGATTCAGGCGGGCGGCAATCCCGGCGGAATGCCCGGATTGCTACACCGTAGGCGATATTATCCGGGAATACCCTGACGGGATCTACGTTGTCGCGCTGAAAAACCACGTTGTTGCCGTGGAAAACGGCGTTTTGTACGATACTTGGAACTCGATGGACGAAAATCCTATCTATTTTTGGAGGCGTGAATGATGGCAAATCCTTATATGCAGCCCAACTACCAATCCGGCTATTTTCAGCCCAACTATTTCCAGCCGCAAATGCCAATCGGGCAACCGCAGATACCCGCACAACCCCAACAGCCGCCCCTTGATGATCGAATTTGGGTAGCTTCGGAATCTGCGGCGGAGGCGTTTATCGTCACGGCAAACGGATTTGTGCGGCTCTGGGATAGCAATAAACCGGTATTCTACGAAAAGCGGACGGACGCGCAAGGGCGACCAATGCCGATTGTAGCGTATGAATACAAAATCCGGGATGCGGGAGCTACCCCGGAGGCAGTCAGCGCAGGATTTGAGCAGCGGCTTTCCGCTGTAGAGGAACGGCTGAATCAGCTGACGGATGGAAAACGCGATGCCAAGAAAACGGAGGTAAAACGCAATGATGCCTAATCCTATGCAGATGATTTCCCAATTCCCCCAATTTATGCAGCAGATGAGGGGGCAAGACCCGCAGCAACTGCTTAATCAGCTTGTACAGAGCGGGCGTGTAAACCAGCAGCAGCTTAACCAAGCCCAGCAAATGGCACAGCAGATGCAGGGGCAGTTTGAGCAATTCCGGGGCATGTTCGGCTTCGGAGCGCCTAGAAGGTAAACAATAATCTGGCCAGATTTTGTTATAATTTTTTTCATTTTCTGAAAGGAGAACAAAATGAGTATTACAGCAAGTGAAATGACCCCCGCTGATATCAGAGCTGTCACCGATGGCAACAATGGCGGCTATGGCGGAGGATGGGGCGGTGATTGGTCTGCATGGATCATCATTTTCCTGATCTTCGGCTTCTTCGGCTGGGGCGGCAACGGCTGGGGCGGAGGCTTTGGCGGTCGTGGTTCCGGCGCTGGCGTGGTGGACGGGTATGTTCTCGCGTCCGATTTTTCCAACATCGAGCGGAAAATTGACAGCGTGAACAACGGTGTCTGCGACGGCTTCTACGCCATGAATACCGGGATGCTCAATGGGTTTGCAGGCGTGAACCAGAATATCAGCAACGGTTTCCAGGCGGCGGAGCTTTCCCGGTGCAACCAGCAGGCGGCTTTGATGCAGCAGCTTTTCCAGATGCAGATGGCACAGCAGCAGTGTTGCTGCGAGAACCGCGAGGCTATCCAGGGCGTGAATTACAACCTGGCTACTCAGAGCTGCGAAACCCGGAACACGGTACAGAACACCACCCGGGATATCATCGACGCTATGAACTGTGGTTTCCGCTCCATCGACCAGCGGCTTACCGCCCAGGAGCTGGCGGCGAAAGATCAGAAAATCGCCGATCAGAATCAGCAGCTGTTCATGGCGCAGTTGGCCGCTTCCCAGAATGCCCAGAATCTTACGATCAAGGGCTATGTGGAGAACCAGTTCGCGTACTACAATCCCCGCCCGGTTCCCGCTTATCAGGTGCAGAATCCCAACTGCTGCTACGGTAACGGCTACGGCTGCGGCTGCGGAAACGTAGCGTAAGGAGGGGAGAGCATGGCGGTTGAACTTACTGCGAACGCTGTCCAGGCGGTGCCCGCCGGACAAAACGTGCTGTTTACCGATACGCCGGTGAAATGCGGCCGGGGGTATGTTGTTCACCGTGGAGGCGCTGGGCTGGTGACACTTCGCGGCATTTGCAATGGATGTTCCCCGATTGCGCGGTATCGCGTGCTTTTCGTGGGAAATATCTCCGTGCCTACCGGCGGAACCGCTGGGGCTATCAGCGTAGCGCTGGCGCTGGGCGGTGAAGCGCTTCCCACCACTACGGCGACGGCAACCCCCGCCGCCGTGGGAGATGCATTCAACGTGGCGACTTCCGCGTTTGTGGATGTTCCCCGCGGGTGCTGCGTAGCGTTATCCGTGCGCAATGTCTCCGCGCAGGCAATCGATGTTGCCAACGCCAATCTGATGATTGAGCGCGTGGCCTAGGAGGTGAAATTATGAAGCACTGGGAACAGTTGAGAGATACACTTTGCCGGGAACTGGACGAAATCGCCGAAAAAGGCGAACTGTCCGCCGGTGATCTGGAAACCGTGGACAAGCTGACGCACACCATGAAGAATCTGTATAAGATCATGATGGGCGAAGGATACAGTAACGCCGGGGACTGGTACGCTATGGGCAACTATGGACGGGATGGCTATAGAGCCGATTACCGGGACGGCGTGAGCTATCGAGGCCGTAAACGTGATAGCATGGGACGCTACAGCCGCGCAGACGCCAAGGAAGATATGGTGGATAAACTGCGGCGCATGATTGATGAAGCGCCGGACAGCCGGACGCGAGAGGCCCTGGAAAAGGCCGTCCGTTGTATGGAGGATTAAAAAATGTTGGCAGAGCGGGATTTGCTGGAAACAATCGAAGAATGCAAAGCAGTGAAGCGCCCAACGGCGGCAACATGTCAGCTGATGGCCTCATGCTATACAATTCTAGATCATATGTTTCCAGAACATTCCCGCTCTGTTGATATTTCCCCCGTAAGCATGTATTCCGCTGCTCCTGCACCGCAGAGTGATGAAATATCCGGGAGCGAGTTTGCAATTGCCGCAAATTCAGCGGGAATGAAACGGCTATTAGAAGTGATGGACGAACACATGGAGTGCATTCGGCTGATATACCCAAAAGAATACGCGGCGATTATTCGGCTGCTAAAGGATTGAGAATCTGGAATTACGTAAAAGGGAGCGCCTGAAAGCGTTCCCTTTTGCGGCTTATTTTTTTCAAAAAAATATAAAATATTTTCATTTACCCCCTTGACATTCCACGCATTGCGTGGTATAATAATGACAGTTAAGAAAGATACCCACCCAAACAAAAAGGAGATAAAAAATGAAAGATTTTGAAGTTGCTTACAGACTGTACAAAACCAATGAGATTCTTGGTCACTGCAATACCGTTAAGGGCACCTACAATGCCGATACGAAGACTGTTGTCCTTCGCATGACCGATGCCCAGTTTTTGGCCTACCATATCGCCAGCGAGATTCCCGCCGAGGAAATCGCACGGTGGGAAGAAACCAATAATCGCAGCATCCCACTGTACGACATTGCTACGTTTTACGCAGAAGCGTATCTGAACGACGAGATCGACCGGGATGCCATGGACGGGTGGCTGGACTGGCAGAAAAAGATCGTTGAAATTATGGATAACATCCATAACAAATAAATGACACAGGAGGAAACAAAAAATGACCATCGACACCCATGGATTTAACATTGACATAGAATCTCTAAAGGACGTAGCTGCCCAAACCGCACGCTGCAACCGCGAAATCTATCAGACCATCAGCATTGACCTGGACAACGGCGAAGTGCTTTATTGGTGTGACATGGCCGGAAACTGGGTGGAATACCGAGACCCCGCCGTGTTCAAAGCCATCAATACACGCCGGAAGTACAGCCCCCAGGCTCTGTCCGATGCCTTGGCAGATGCCCTGCGGCAGTATCGCCACGAACGGGAATACTTTGGTAGCAAGTGCAACGAATACGTTTTTTCCGGAAAAAAATAACGGAAGGAGACAGCAAGTAATGGACGCAACTTTTCTAGCCGTCTCCCGTCTCTGGGAGCAAGGCGAATCCCAAAAGGCTATTGCCCGCCGCCTGAATATCGGCGAAGGCAAGGTACGAAAAATCCTTGTCACTATCGGGAAGTATGAAACCGAAATCACAAGGTTATACCGCAGTGGAATGTCCCCGGAGGCCATCGCCCAGCACACCGGCAAAACTCTCCATGCCATCAACACCCACATTCCTTATGGTAAGGGTATGTATGATGCCGAATACCCCACAAAAAACGCCCTGAGAATCCGTAAAACCAGGGTCAAGAAAGCCCAGAAATAACCACATCCCCGCCCCGGAGGTAACGAGGGCATAAGGATAACAAAATGGAAAACTTGCAGATTATCGAAATTACTCCTCCCGAAATGGGGCTAAAGGAGGAGGTACAGCCGTGAATGATACTCAATTTACCACCTGCGTCCGGGAGTGTGCCGCATACACCTCCCGGGAATCCTACATCTCGGATATGGCAACCTCCTCCGTCTGGGGTGACTCGGCAGATGCAGCAGTCCCACAGGAGCGGATGGATGCCATTGGCACCATCTGGGATGCTGTTAATCGCACCATGCGGGAGATTGTTTCCGCTGCGGGGATGACCCAGGCAGCATTTGCAGAACATTTTTGCATCCCACGCCGGACTGTGGAAGATTGGTGCCGGGGCGTGCGAGAATGCCCGCTATATACCAGATTATTAATGCAGCAGTGTTTGGGGCTATTTGATCCCCCTGTAAAATAAAAGATGCATCTTTTGGTGCATCTTTTATTTTAGATAGTCCCGGGCTTCGTTGCCAATCCGTTGCCAATTTGCACCCTAAAAACGTACCGCACGCGGAAAAATATTAAAATCTGTGGTAATATTTTCTCGTAGAATAGTTCGGAGAACGTGGGAATATAGCTGATAAAGCAATAAAAAAGCCCTAGAATAAGTTTCTAGGGCTTTTTCTGCATGGTGACCCGTACGGGAATCGAACCCAGCGCATTATTTATTAAACATGTTGCGACTCTAATGGATTCTATTTTTCGTTTCCAATTTTGTTGCCAATTTTACCGTTCGCCGATGGGCTGGACGAGAAAAAGTTCCGAAAGTCCTGCGCTCTTTTGGCAATATCCTTCTGCGCTAAGTGCGTGTAAATTTTGTGCATCGTCCCGTCATCTGCCCAGCCGCCGATTTCCATGGCTATCTTTTCCGGGATTTGGAGATGATAAGCCAGAGACGCGAAGCTGTGCCGCAATCCGTGGTTCCCGACTTTCGGCAGGCCGTTGGCGGAACAAATCTCGTTTATCCTTGTGCATATCCACCCGCCGGTCAGGTTGACGACATAGCCTTCCTTGTTATCAACTGCCTTTAATGCTTCCATCAGCGGCTCAATAATCGGCACCGTGCGCCGGGAGGAATCGTTTTTATTCTGCTTCTTGTGAACCAGCTTGCCGCCGTCCCCGGCAACTCTTGCCCCGTGGACATATATTATTTCGTTCTTGAAATCGACCTTGTCCCACGTCAGCGCCAGCATCTCAGACCTGCGCAAGCTGGATAATTCCAGCAGGGCGGCAATTTCTATCGATTCCCCTTTTATGGCTTGCAGGAACACCGGTATCTGATCCGGGTCAAGGTACGGTTTTTCGTTGTGTTCCTTTTCCGGCAGGGTCACTCGCGGCCTGCGTCCGGTTTCCTCGAATATCGCGGCGGAGATCAGCATCCACACATTTTTGATATATTTCGGGGACAGTGATTTCGCTTCCCTGCGGATGGCGGCTTGCCACTGTTCGTCCGTGGTGGTGTATACGTCAGCCGCCATCATGCTTTGGAAACGCTGCTTGCGGTAGGATTCATACGCATAAATCGTTGACGGCGACTTGAATCCCTTCCGGGCGGCTATATATTTATCAAGCGCGTCCCCCAGCGTCTTCCCCCGCTTACCGGGCGCGGCCTTCGCTTCGATAACGCCGTTTTTCAAGGCGAGATATTCGGCCACGCATTCATCATATGTACCTTTCGTAATGGATACGCGGCGATCATCTATCAATACACGTGTGTGCCACGCCCCGGAGGGGAGCTGCTTAATTTTGGGGAGCCTGATTTCCGGCTCCTTCTTTCTTTTTGCCATTTCGTTCGCCTCCACTTAAAAGCTTGTGGAAAATCAAAAATGCCGTGAGCATAAAAACAGCGGCGATTCCTGCCGCGCCAAATAAAATTACCGCAGAAATCTTTTCGGAGCGAATCAGCCCAATTTCCGGGTTCCGGGCATCCAGCACCATATAGACCATGAGCACCGCCGTCAGCAGAATGTTTAATGCGCACTGCCCGTAAATCAAGGGCTTATTTTCCCTTTGCACGGATGCAAGCGCACTGTCTTTTTTAGAAAGGGCTTCGCTTTGCTTGCTGATGCGGTCATCTCTGGCCGCGACACCAGCCTCCATAATGCGGCTCCTGTCCAGTAGGCGGTCTATCGCCGCGCCCTTCTCGGCAATTATCTCGTCCTTGTATGCTATCTCCTGCCGGAGCTGGTCTATTTCCGCCTGATCTCCGCTTGGGTGAACACCTGCAACGGAATCCATTGACACGTCCATAGCGGCGCACAGCGCGGCGATATGGAAAAAGCCGGGGTTCGATACGGCACCGGAAAGAATCCGGCTTGTGGTGGCGATGGGAACGCCGGACACGTCAGAAAGCTGCTGGTTCGTCAGATGATTCCTGAATTTCTCGTCTTTCAGCCTTTCCGGGAGGGCATCGAAATTCGGCTGCATTTCCTCGATGAATGTTTGGCCTGTATTTGAATCCATAATTCGCCCTCCTATTAAATTTGATATTGGATTGTGCACATTTGATTGCGGTGGAATCAGATGTGTGGTTTACTTTCTCTGGCCGAAAATGCTATGGTGATATTGCAACCGGCAAGGGACACACGGCGTTACCGGCGGCAAGCCCCGCCACCTTGTGGCACGGGTGGCGGGGCAAATCACCTATAAAAGCCGCTTTTGCACGTTGTTGCAAACCCTCAAAAATGTATTCATGTCACCGGTAATCTGTGATTGTAGAATGGAAATAAACTCGTCTTTGGATAGGAGTACTTTTTTTATTTTAAGGCTGTCATATGTTTCAGATATCAGAATATCGTATGGCTTACTAGGAGAAAACGCATCTAATATCCTTTGCAACAAACGGAAACCAAAACCGCAGCAATCATTGACGAGCTCTGCGTAAGATGGAATCGTACCACTCTTAAAACCGGTTTTTCGAAATTCAATCTCAAGTTCAAATCTTTTTGCGGCGATGTAGTTCAATGATTTATCAAGTGCATCTAGTATGATTGTGATTGCATCACCATACCGCTTTTCCTCGATTAAAAAATCTGCTTGCTGGTAGCGAATGGATACATACGGGCTATAATTCCCGCGATCGATGTCCCTGAAAGCTTCCAACTGCAATCGGTTTAGCTCAGCCCAGATTCTATCACGCCATAGTCTTGCCGGATATCCCTGCATTGCCTTGTTTATTGTCCACACAGAAATATTGCTATATCTATATCCGTGCATGTATATTACATACTCGTTTTCCTGCAATTCAGTCTTGCCTAATTCAGTAAGCGCATAGTTTCGACAATTAACATTACGCTCAATCGCATCGGGGGCTACCTCGTTTGTGATACGCAAAATCAAATCAGGCTTCTTACCAGTCGCTTTTAACCCTCTTTCGGATAAAATAGCTTTTAACTCCGGGACTTTCAAATTACCGAGAGATTCCACAGCAGAACATTTCCGAATGAACCCTTTTGACACCAAGGATTCCAACAGCTCGTTGGGATTAGAAACGGCGTATTTGTAATACCAAAACTGTTGGAAATTCTTTTGCCCGACATGAAATTTTGGAGCATAGGAAAGCATGAGAATTTCATGGGGGCGGAGACCGTTTTTGCTGGGGAATGAGGCATCTCTCAATTTCTTGATTTCGCGAACGGTGTCGTATTGTTGCTGTCTTAATTCCTCTGGTGTTGGTTCATGTACAGATATTGAAATATTTGCGTTTGCGCGACTTATGGCCTTTTCGTTTTGACGGGTAGGTTTTTCCACAGTAGCATTTCTCCTTTATTTCTATATCGGCGGTTGCCGGAGAGTACAAAATAATCCCAACGCTGGACAATCACACAGGAAAATAATACCACGTTCGACATATAATTTCAACGAAAAGAAAAATTTTTGTGCAAATTTCTAATTAGTCCGGTTTATTGGACATTTAGTGTGCTACTGTATGTTATACAAACAATTGTTCTAAATATAAAAGGAGGAACGGCTAGTGACGAAAAATGCATTGCGAAACAGAGTAAACCGTGATATAATGGAAGAAAGGAGAACATTGCCGAACATTCGTGAACAGTTGGCGGAGAATATTCTTTCCCTAACTGATGAACAGGCTGCATATGTGCTAAGGAGGGTAAAATGTTTGTTACAAAGCGAGCGCTCAGAAAAGAGAATCGAAAACTAAAAGAACTGCTCCAAAAATGCCAGAATCTGCAAAGCGAAGTCAAAGACTCCTGCCTTAATGCCAACTGCATTCTGTGCGAACACTGTGTAATGCCGCAAAGCGACTTGCCATTTGTTTTGGTTGGATGCAGGTTGGAGCGTGCCTGTGTCCACTTTTCACCAAATCAAATCTGTAAGAAACTTCACAAACAATGCGGAACAGACGCCGAGGAAAAAACCGATTGCCTCGTGGAAAATGGCTGACCGCCATTCCTTGTGCCGAAGTTCCTTATAATTTCGCCCCTTCTCCGTCAAGCGGAAATCGCTGTGGGCGTCGTTCACCCATTCGATACACTTACATTCGGCAAGGTATGCCAGAATGCCGGTATAATCTGAATAGCTGTGAATTTTCTTTTCATCAATAACGCCCATCCAAGCTATTACGTTGTATGTGTTGGAGTCCCCGAGCGGGGGATTGGCAATCAGGATATCCAGCACATATTTGGAATCTTTCGTTAATCTCACAATAAATTTATAGCCTCCTTGATAATGTTGGAAAGCTTACCGCACTGATCGTCGGACAGGCTATCAATTAAATCCAGAAGTTCCCGTTTTTCGGGGCTGACCTCGCCATTCGTGGCGGGGTCTTTTTTTGTTTCCTCGCCCTTGAGATACTCAACGGTGACGCCAAAATAATCGGCGATTTTTTGTAAGGTCGCTTGCCTCGGAACCGAATTATTAGCCCATCTTGTGACGGAAGACCGCTTAAAACCTAGCTCCTCGGCGACCGCAGACGGGGACTTATTAATTTTGTTGCATAAATCAACATAGCGAAAATAGAACAAAAATAATACCTCCAAATTGTGCAATAGTCAGAAAGTTAACAAACGCAACATTTGCGCTTGACAATGCGAGGTACAAGTGTTACAATAGCAGCAAAGTTAACAAACGCAACAAAACCTCAGACCCAAGACGAAAAGTCCTGCGTCAAAGCTATTCTGTTCCTCGCAAGTACATAGTAGCACACTTTGTTAACTTTTGCAACCACAAAATGACTGCGGTGGGAAAGAAAAAACGCCTGCGGACAATCGCAGACGCTTTTCCTCCAGATTTTTTACCGAAACACGGCGGCAACCCGGCACGCGCCGAAATTGCTTTATCGGCGGCTCCCGGGCAGTTGCGTCAGACCGGGAGAAATGCCGAATCCGTAAATTGTCTTGCGGTTCTTAGCCGTGCCAATCACTTACAGCATATCTGGTTGCTGTGCTCCATGCGCATCATGCAGTTGCCTTAGTTCGGAACGCCAGAGCAAAAAGATTGCTTCGCCAATGGCTCCGCATCAAATCACCCCTTTCTGTTGTTACACAGGGAACGCATGAAATTGTAGCACGGTTTTCCACCGCAGTCAACATTTTTAACTAAAAGGAGGAATACAATGCCCGAAAAATGGACGGGGCGGCTCATCGGGCGGATGCACAATGAGCGGATCACCTATGAGCAGCTGGCAAACGAAATGGGCGTGAACAAAGCGTACATTTCCATGATTCTGAATGGGAAGCGGAAGCCGCCCAATATCCAGAAGCGGATGGAGGCCGCTTTGGAAGCAATCATCAAGCGGGAGCGAGAGAAGCAATCTCAGAAGAAGGGAGAAATAACATGAGTACCTCCACGATTCTTTCAATAATTGGAATGGCGTTTGCCTGCTATTCGTTGGGGTACAGCGTTCGGGGGCTAGTAGATTGCATTGCTCCCAAGGTAAAGCCCACAGATAAGGAGAGCGAGGGGAAAGACAATGCCTAGAATCCGGCAATATGCCGACCGCTACGCGGCAGAGGATTTCTGGAAGGAAATCGACCGCTGCTGTCCCCTGGCGGGGATTCAGAGCGATAACGCTTCGGCGCTTGGGAAAAGAATCGGTGAGGGATACCAAAATCTGCTGAACTACCAAAAGGGGAAAACCGAAATGCGGGTAAGCGTCCTGCGGAAGCTGGTGACCACCCTCCACCCCAACCCGGCGGTGATCCTGAAAACCCTGGGGTATTCGGAAAAAGAAATCCGGGCGTTTGCAAGGGAATGGCAGTGATTTGAAATCTACGGCAGAATGCCGAAATTGAAAGGAGGGGCTAAATAATGCGCAAAGCATTTTTGCTATTGATGCTTGTTTTCGGGTTTATTCTTGGGGCGTGCGCCACTACCGTGGCAAAAGCCGAACAGAATTACCCGATAAAGATTTGGGCACAGAACTCAAACGGAAAATACGAGACACTATGCGTTGTGGATGAAGAAACTGGCGTTAATTACATTGTTATAAGCGGCGAGCTGTACCAAAAAGGGATCGGGCTTGGAGTTACCCCTAGGCTGAATAGTGATGGCAGCTTGTACGTAAGCGAAAAGTAATCCACATTTTATGAAAATTGAAAGGAGCTATTTATGGCGAAATACAAAGTTGGGGATAAGGTGCGGATTGTGAGCAAGAGGCCGCAGAAGAACTGGAACCCTTATATGGACAAGTGGATGGGAAAAGTTATGACGATCAGAAACCTCTTTTCGTCCGGATATGAGATGAAGGAAGATTACGACGAAAATGGCGGATGCGGTTGGTACTGGTATGATAGCCTGATTTCCGGCCTTGCGGAGCCTGAGCGGGAACCCTGCACCGTGGAACTCCGCTTTGACGGGATGATTACCACGGCCACGTTGAAACGGGGTGGGCGGGACGTGAAGACCGCAGAAGCCCGGTGCAATCCGAAGGATACCTACAGCAGAGCGGAGGGCGCAAGGGTCGCCGTTGAGCGGCTTTTTGAGAAGAAGCGCAAGGAGGACAAGCCCAAAGAGAGCAAGCCGAAGATGGGGGACAAGTTCGTTGTCACGGTAAAGGGCGGTAAGTTTTGCCACGGTTTCGGCATCGGCGACATTGTTATGCTGATAAATATCCAGCAGGACGGATGTTTCCGCTTGACTGACAAGAGCGGCTTCATACAAATACTTCATCCGAGTGAGGTTCGCCCCTACAAGGAGAACGCCAAATGACACCCAACGAAACGACCCAGCTTCGCACTATGGCGGAGATGAACCGCCGCTTGCGCCGGGAAAATGAGCATTTGCGGGAATCCCTTTTGATGGAATCGAAGGAACGCAAGGCGTTTGACGATGAGAACGTGGAGCTTTTCGATGTAGTCCACCGAAATCATGCGGTCAGGGGGTGATGATATGGCAAGCAGGAATAAACCCATGGATGCCCGGTGGGAGCCGGTGCCGGAGAACCGGAAGCCGTTCAATATCAGGGAATGTGTTTTCCGTGTTTGCCCCTATGCGGGGCTGAATCTGGTGCTTTTCTGGTGGCAACAGGCCAATTTGCTGGCAGACAAGGCGGCAGTTCCCGCAATGTGGGTGTGCGCTATCCTGATGGGTGCCGGTATCGGACGGTGCATCAGAGGGCGATAAAAAGCCGCTCCCGATGGTGCGGAACACCGGGAACGGCAAGCGATAAAAAATCTACCATTTACAGTATATCAGATGAAGAAAGGAAAGTCAACATGATAACTTTGTACGAAATGAGCCAGGAATGGCAGAACGTATTTGAAATGCTTCTTGATCCGGAAATCCCGGAAGATGCCGTATTCGATACCATTGAGATGATCGAGGCCGATATGGACACCAAGGCTGATAGCTATGCCAAGATCATCAAAAGCATGGATGGGGATACCGCCCAGATCGATACCGAGGTCAAGCGCTTACAGGAGCGTAAACTCTCTATCAGCAATCGCCAAAAGGCGTTGAAGCAGCGCCTTTTCGATACCATGAAGGCTACAGGCCGGACGAAATTCAAGACCGCATTGTTCAGCTTCAGCATTCAGAAGAACGGCGGTAAGGCTCCTGTGGACATCACCGCAGAGGTTCCCGCAGAGTGGCTGAAGCCGGGCGACCCGGACAAGGACAAAATCCGGGCATATCTGGAATCCGGCCATGATCTTCCGTTCGCGGTTCTCATGGAGCGTGGCGAAAGCCTGAGGATACGCTAATGGGCATCCCGGTAATGATTTTGGGGGAATCTGGCAGCGGCAAATCTGCCAGCTTGCGGAACTTTGAGCCTAACGACGTCAGCGTTATCAACGTGGCGGGGAAGCCGCTGCCCTTCCGGAAAAAGCTTCCTGTAGCAAATACCGCCGATTACGGCAAGATTATGGGTGCAATCAAGAATAGCGCTAAAAAGGCGTTCGTGATTGACGATAGCCAGTACCTCATGTGCTTCGAGGCTTTTTCCAAAGCCAAAGAAACCGGCTACGGCAAGTATACCGACATGGCACTGCACTTCTACAATCTGGTGCAGTTTGTTATCACCCAGACTCCACCGGACGTGATCGTCTATTTCCTGCACCATACAGACCAGGACAGCAACACCGGAAAGACCCGGGCTAAGACGCTTGGCAAGATGCTGGACAACCAGCTGACCGTGGAGGGGCTTTTCTCCATTGTCCTGCTCTGCTATACGGACGGGAAAAAACACGTTTTCGTGACCCAGAGCGACGGCACAACCACCTGCAAATCTCCTATGGACATGTTCCCGGCTGAGATCGATAACGATCTGAAAGCCGTGGATACCGCCATTCGGGAATATTACGAATTAAACAAGAAGGGAATTGAAAAAAAATGATTAACAAACCGAGCAACTGGAACAACGTACAGACATTCAGCGACCGTCAGAAGCTGCCCCTTGGGGCTTACGTATGCACGATCAAGCGGGCGGCGGTGCAGCGCAACGACTACGGCGATCAGCTGTGTGTGCTGTTCGACATCTCCGCCGGTGAGTTTGCCGGGTACTACGACGAGGATTTCAAGAGAAATCAGCGGGAGGACAAGAAGTGGAAGGGCGTTCTCCGCCTGTGGCTGCCCAAAAACGACGGCAGCGATAAGGACGAATGGACGAAATCCATCCTTAAGGGTTTCGTTACCTCCGTTGAAGAATCCAACCGGGGATATACCTGGGATTGGGACGAAAATTCCCTTGCAAAGAAGGAAATCGGCATTCTGTTCCGGAACGAGCAGTGGGAGTATAACGGAAAATCCGGCTGGGCAGTGCGCCCCTTCCGGGCTATCAGCGTGGATAGCGTGGAGGATGGCGAATATACCTTGCCCAGCGATAAGCCCCTCAGAGGTGAGCCTGCGCCCTCATGCGGCGATTTCTCCACCCCCTATTCCGGCAATACCGGCGATTTTACGCCGCTGGAAGACGACGACGCGCAATTGCCGTTCTAGGCCGGAAAAATCAATCTTTCCTCAAAAAGATTGACAGTACAGTTTGCATTTTCCCTTGGCGGTGGGGGGGGTGAAACCGCCAACTCCAAAGAAAGGAGCGAAAACGTGACGATTGAATTTACGATTCCCGGCGTTCCGCAAGGGAAGGAGCGCCCTCGCTTTACCCAGAACGGTGCGACATACACCCCAAAGAAAACGAAGGACTATGAAAAGCTAGTGGCATGGGCATACCAGTGCGAAGCCCACGGGGCAAAGTTCACCGGCACTATCCGGGTTGACATTGCGGCAATCTACCCCGTTCCCCATTCGTGGAGCAAGCGCAAGCAGGCCGAAGCACTTGATAATCGGATTCTTCCCATGGTGAAACCCGACTGGGACAACATAGGCAAGATTGTGTGTGACGCCCTGAACGGTATCGCCTACAAGGATGATGCCGCTATCACAGACGCCACAGTCTGCAAGCGATACGGCACCCGCCCATGCGTGGCGGTTCGCCTCACCGGAGAGGAGGCACCCCGTGACACAGTGTGAGCGTATCCTGCGGCATTTGCAGGATTATGGGAGTATCACCCAGGCCGAGGCCGTTACCGAGTACGGCTGTTACCGTCTGGGCGCCAGAATCTGGGATTTGAAAGCCCAGGGCGTTCCCATCAAGAGCGAAACCGTCACCGGGAAGAACCGATACGGGGAGCGGACGTGCTTCGCGCGGTATTCGCTGGAACACACAACCGGAGTGAGGTAGCACATGGCAATCAAAAGCGGACTTGATTTCTTTCCGCTTGATGTTTGCTTGGACAAGAAATTTGAACTGATAGAAGCAGAATATGGCTTGACAGGATTTGGTGTAATCGTTCACTTGCTGCAAGAGATATACGGCAAGGAGGGTTATTACATTGAATGGACAGAGGAGGTTGCGCTTTTGTTCGCCCGAAGTTGCGGGCTGGGTGGGAGCGTCGTTTCCGAAATAATAGAGGCTTCTATCAGACGAGGGATGTTCGACAAAGAGATATATGACAAGTATCACGTTCTGACTTCACGGGGAATTCAGAAGCGGTACTTCGAGGCAGTCAGCCGCCGTAAAAGTCTTGAAGTCGATTACAACATCCTTCTGGTCGAGTGCGCCCAAATTTGCCCCAATGTAAACATTTCAAGCAGAAATGTCAACATTTTCTCAAAAAATGCTGACATCCAAAGACATAGTAGAGTAGAGGAGAGTAGAGTAGAGAAAAGTAGAGTAAAGGAGAGTATAGGCGCGGAGCCGGGCACCGCCTCCACGCCGCCGGTGTGCCAGATCATGCTGAATGATAAATCCCTTTACCCTGTTTTTCAGGCTGACGTGGACAAATGGGCAGAACTCTATCCCGCCGTTGATATCCTGGCAGAGCTTCGGAAAATGGCCGGGTGGTGTGACGCCAACCCATCCAAGCGGAAAACCAAGGGCGGGGTACAGCGATTTATCAACGGCTGGCTTGCCAAAGAGCAGGACAGGGGCGGTGCTGGGTCAGCACCACCGGTTAGGCGCTATGGGAAGCCTGATATTCCTAAGGGCGCGTCCGGCGAGCTGGGGGACGCTGAGCTGGAAGCCATACGGCAGGTTCTGGCGGCGGGCGCAGATGAAAGAAGGGACGTATTATGAGAGAAAAACCCGGCCAGTACATCAATTCTGAAAGCCCCTTTTGCAGAAACTGCACGCGGGACGATTGCCCCACCAACGGGGCCGGATGCAAGGCATGGGAAACGTATTTCATCGAGAACTGGAATAAAAACATCATGAAATCAATTGGAAACCACAAAAAACAACGCCAATTTTTTCGGTATGAACACCCGGATTTGGTGAGAGAGGGGATTGTTTTTTAGCATGAGCAAGGCGAAAATGTACGGCTGCTTCAAACCAATAAAGCGGAATTGCACCCCGCCCAGGTGGGGGAAAGTTCCTCGGGGGAATAAAGGAAAACAGAAAGGAAAAGGGAAATGAAAGGATACAAGGGATTCAACCCCGGCTTGATCTGCAAGGATAAGCAGTATCAGGAAAATACCGTCTTCGAGGAACCGGAGGCGAAAATCTGTGAAAAGGGAATGCACTTTTGCGAAAATCCCTTTGACGTGCTGAACTATTATGATTTGATTCGCTCTGATGGCACGCAGAACGAGTTCGCGGAAGTTGAAGCATTGGACGAGCCAAAGACGGATGACAAGAAAAAATTCTGCTCCCGAAAACTGAAAATCGGCGTAAAACTGGGACTATCCGGATTTATCAAAGCATGTGTGGATTTTGTACTGGAAAAGACTATTGCTGAGATGCCGAGTGAAAACGTTGATTCCGGGGACTCCGCCCAGATTGGCAGCTCCGGGGACCGCGCCCGGATTGGCAGCTCCGGGGACTGCGCCCGG